CGAATCAATTAAATACAATGCTCCCTTAGACTTTGCGTCACAAGGAAGAGCGGTAACAACTGATGACTATAAGGTTATCATTCCTCAAGTATATGCAGACACAGATGCGATTCAAGTATGGGGTGGGGAAGATAACGATCCCCCAATCTATGGACAGGTATTTGTTTCTATCAAAACAACTTCTGGTATTAACCTAACACAGGCCCAGAAGGATACTATTGCTTCTGCACTTGATAGATATAATATTGCTTCTGTTCGTCCTACAATTGTCGATCCACAAACTGTTAAGATTAAACTGATTACCACATTCAAATATAATTCTAATGTCACGGTGAAATCTGCAGCGGACTTGGAGACACTTGTTCGCACAACAATTACAAATTACAATTCATCTGACTTGGCAAAGTTTGATGGTATCTTTAGATTCTCAAAACTATCTCGTTTGATTGACGCAACAGATACTTCTATTCTTTCAAATATTACAACGGTTCGTGTGCAGAAAACATTTACACCTACATTAAACTCTGCAACAAAATACGAACTCAAGTTTTCTAATCAACTCTATCATCCACACGATGGACACAATGCTACTATGGGTGGTATTACTTCATCTACTGGTTTTGGAATCTCTGGTGAGAGTGGAACATGGTATATGGATGATGATGGTTTAGGAAACATCAGAGCATATACTCTCGTAGGTGGAACAACAAGAACATACTATACTACTAACATTGGAACAATTGATTACACAACTGGATTGATTACTTTGGATTCTCTAAACATCACATCTTCTGTTGAAACTTCTGGAATTACAATCACAGTTATTCCAAACTCAAATGATATTGTTCCAGTTCGTAACCAATTACTTGAAATTGATTTGACTACTCTAAAAATCACAGGTGAGAATGATACTATTGAAGCTGGTGGTTCATCCGCTGGAACTGGTTATACAACATCGTCTTCGTATTAAGGTTTATTAAATGTCTGGACATGAACCAACATTAAAGAATAAAGTCTCTCCACATATTCAGAATCAATTGCCTGAATTTGTCCAGAGCGATCATCCTCTCTTTGGACTGTTTCTCAAGTATTACTATGAGTTTCTTGAGGCGGGTGAACTAGTTGTTACAGGAACAAACAACTATGTTATTGAAGAGACAATCACAAAGAACTATGTCCTAGATGAAACTGGTGAGAACATTGTTCTTGAAGATTCTGTTGGTAAGTTCACAGTCGGAGAAACAATCACTGGACAAACATCTGGTGCAACTGCTCGTATTCTCGTTGATGACTTTGATGATAACAATCGTCTATTCATTACATCCCAACAAAGATTTGAAACTGGTGAAACGGTAACTGGTAATACCTCTGGTGCGACAACAACAGTTGCATCCTATCGTGCAAACCCTGTTCAAAACATTCAACAACTTCTTGCATATGCTGATGTAGATAATACAGTCTATGACTTCTTAGATAAGTTCAGAGATTCCTTTATGGATTCTCTTCCTAATACTCTTGCTGATGGTATTGCAAAACGCAAACTCATCAAGAACATTAAGGATATGTATTCTGCAAAGGGAACTAGAGATGGACACAAGTTGTTCTTTAGAATTCTCTTTGATGAAGAAGCAACTCTTATCTATCCTCGTGACAATATGCTTCGTGTATCAGATGGACAATGGTCTACTGATAAAGTTATTCGTGTTATTGAGGATGGAACATCTGACTTTACAAAGGCAATCGGACAAAGACTTACTGGTGCAACCTCTGGTGCAACAGCCCTTATCGCAACTGTTGTTAAGTTTAGAGAAGGTGCAGACCTTATTGCAGAAATCAATGTGGATGCAAACTCTGTTACTGGAACATTTGTCTCTGATGAAATTGTTACGACAACAGATACTACACTTGACTTAGAAATCTCTGCAACAGTTAAAGGGGTTGTCACTGGTGCAACAGTTAATGTTGGTGGTGCATATTACCAAACTGGTGATGTGGTTACACTCAGCGGTGGTGGCGGTAATGATGCTGCAACTGCAAGAGTGGAGTCTGCTGGTTCTGGTTCTATTGATCAGATTGTTATTGAGAATGGTGGTAGTGGATATACTGCTGGTGAAGAATTAAGATTTGATTTAACGAACACTGAAGGTAAAGATGTTCGTGCAAAGATTACTGTCGTTGGTGGTGCGTTTAATTTAGAACAGGCAACATCACCAGATAATATTATCACAGAAGATGGTGACTTGATTGTTACTAATGATGACATTCAATATATTAGTCAAGAAGAAACTGTAGGTGAACTAGACTTCCTTGTAATGGAAGATGGTGGGCAGATTATTCTTGAAGAAGAAACATTCAGAGATATTGCAACCAACCAAACCTCTGGTGGAGCTCATGATATTGCAATGGGTTATTGGAGTTCTGCAATCGCTGATGAGATTGGTGAGATAACCAAAATCCAAATGATTAACAGTGGTAATGGTTTTATTAAACTTCCTCTGGTTTCTGATAGTGCAACGACAACTGGTTCTGGTGCAAGTCTCTTTGCTGCATCTACTGTATCACCAATGGTTGGTCATGTTGAAGGTATTTCTATTACGAACTTTGGTTTGAGATATACTTCAAATCCAGAAGTAATTCTTAATAGAAATATTTTAGTTCAAAATACATCTGGTTCATTTACTGCTGGTGATACACTTACAAGTCATACTGGAACAGTTGTAGACTTTGATAACGCAAGAAATATTCTAGAGGTTTCTTCCTCTGTAGATTTTAATGATGGTGATGTTATCACAACAATCACTGGTGCATCTGCAACAGTTCATCAATCATCACAGGCCGAGGCAACTTCTAACATTGGTGTCGTTGGAACAAAGGTTGGTAACTTTGTATCGGACAGAGGTAAAGTCTCTGTGGATACAATGCGTATTCAAGACTCCTACTATTACCAAGACTATTCATATGTTGTTCGTATTGGACAATCAATCAATGAGTGGAGAGAATCGGTAAGACGATCTGTTCACCCTGCTGGATGGAATGTCTTTGGTGAGGTGTCTTTCGCATCACAAGTTGCAGCAAGAATTCAAAACCCTGCCGCTGGTTCTGTTACAGACAGTGGTTCACCAGATACATTTACACCAGAACTTGCATCTACATTTACTAACCTATTCACTACTATCTTCGGTAGACGATTGGGAACTAGAACTGATGGAACTACATTAAGAAGTAATCCAACAGAAGGAAGTTCAGAACCACTAACAAGTGGTGTAAGAGAAGTCACACTAACAAGTGCGGTTTCAGTTTCGTTTGGTGTGGTGGGAAGAGAATCACATTATTCAGGCCCAACACTAAACCTATTACCACAGTATGCATTCTCTGTGCCTCCAACAGATACTTCAGAAGAGATTCCAAATTATCCAGGCATCTATAGAACTGCTGAGAACACACAGGATAATCGTGCATATTATAATATAGATCAGTTTGGACAATATCGTATCAATGAGGTGTGCGATAGTTCTGGTAATATTCCATTGACTGCATTCTCAACCAAAATCAATGTCCCGCCTCCTGGCGAGATTCGTATTACTAGTTCTGCTGCTGTCAATGCGTTTGATAATACCTTTGTGACATTCGATCAAACAAATAATCTATTTGATGAAGAGGGAACTCCTCGTGCAACATCTGGTGCGGTGTATACATCCTATGATGAAAACACTATTGGATTTGATGAGACAAGTTCAACTTTTGACACAGGGACTTAATAAAAGTCTTATAAATAACATTGTAAGAAAAATTTAGGGGATAACTTAAATGGCATATCAATCAATCGGAAGAGGTTCTGCTGCGAATGACGGCACTGGTGATGACCTACGCACAGGAGCCGGTAAAGTCAATGACAACTTTGTAGAACTCTATACTCTTTTGGGTGATGGTTCTACCCTATCATCTGATCCTGTAGTCACAGAGGCTGCAACTCAGACACTAACAAATAAAACTATTACAGGAACATTCACTGGTGATATTACTGGTAATGTTTCTACTGCATCTGGCAATCTACAACTTAACGCTGCAACTCAAATCGTTGAGGTTCGTGGTGATGGTTCTGCAACAGAGGGTGCGATTATTCTTAACTGTGAGACAAATGCTCATGGACAGACAATCAAACCACAACCACACAGTGCGGCAGTAACTAATGAATTGTTGCTTCCTGCTGGTGCGAACTCAACTCTTGTATCAGAAGTTGCAACACAGACACTAACTAACAAGACATTAACTGACCCTACTATCACTGGAACAGGTGCAATCGCTGGTGTATTTACTGGTAACATTACTGGTGATGTGACAGGTAATGTTACTGGAGATTTAACTGGTGATGTGACAGGTAATGTCACTGGAGATTTAACTGGTAATGTAACTGGTAATGTTACAGGTGCAGTAGATGGTATCGTTGGTGGAACAACTCCTGCCGCTGGTTCATTCACAACAGTAAGTCTAAGTGATGCACTTCAACTTGCTGTATTTGCAGACGGAACTGCAAGGGATGCTGCGATTACTGTTCCTGCCGCTGGTATGTTATGTTTCGTATCAGACAACGGTTCTGCTGTTGCAAAGGCACAAGTATATGACGGTAGTGCATGGGTAGACTTACACTAAAGGATAGATAACTATGGCAATTGATAGAATAGGAACTAGTGGCATCGCAGACAATGCTGTAACGACTGCAAAGGTCGATGATGGCGCTGTAACGACTGCAAAAGTTAATGATGCAAATATTACTGACGCAAAACTTTCGTCAACTTTAGATTTGAGTGGTAAAACGCTTTCTCTAACTGCTGCGTCTGTTAATGCTCATGTTACTCAGTTTGACGATTCAAATGTAAGAAATGATATAGCACATCTCGCACTAAGAGATGCGATTAACGAAAATAAAGTTGCATATAATTTTGGTAATACTTTTCTAGAAAATTTCCAAGATGCTTCTGGAATAGATACAACTTCTGGGGCTTCTAGAAATGCTAGTGAATTTATTTCAACTTTATCTGAGACTTCAACTGAATTTCACCCAAGAGCAGATTTAACTTGGGCAAACAGTCTTGTTAACCCAGCTGAAAATTGGACTGCTGGGCCGACAGTGAATGGTTCACAAAATAAATGGGAGTCTAATGCTGTAGGTTCTGGGTATTCGTATACTACAAACACTGCCGATTATGCAAAGTATTTCTTTGAGTTTGAAGTTCTTGTAAAGGGTGGCGGTGGCGGCCCATTCTGGGGGTTTGGTATTAACAAAAATGGTGGCATGGCAAGTGCCGCATATTATGGAACATCAACATCGTCAATCGGATCGTTTGGTAATTTTGATGCCAATTCGTCTGTCGGCGGTAGATTGAAGGTTACATACGATCCATATACAGACCCAAATGTAATTGCTGTCGAAAGAGATCAAACTGGTGATGGCACATTTGAAACTTCCACGAATACTGTCGCTGGCGGTTCATATACTGGTAGTGCTTGGACATCTACTGGACAACCAACTACGATTGGTTTTCATTGTCCAGGCTGGAGAGATAGTGGTTCAAACTGGCAGATTGGTCTAAGACAAGGAACAAAAACAGTTCAAACATTTAATACAAGTGGAAACTTCACATCTACCAATCAAACTGCATCTAGTTCGGTTTCATCAATGGGTATTGTCGTTATTCATTCCAATCAACATGGAACTAATTCGATAAACACAGACATTGTTGCACAACTCAGTGCAGATGGTGGATCAAACTATTCTACTGTTACATTAGAATCTAGAGGTGTCTTTGCTAGTGGACAGTATATTTCAATTGCAAACAATGTAAGTGTGACGCCTGGAACTCAACCCAAATATAAAATAAATTTTGCAAACCAATCTAATGGCGCAAAAGAGGCAAGAATTATTGCAGTTGGGTTGTTATACTAAATAACTTTGTAAAAGGAATAATGGAAAACTAAAATGGCAGCGATTATTACTGAAAAATTCAGACTTCATAATGCAGAACAGTTCTTTGAGTCATTCTCAGAAGCTGCTGCATCAACATACTATTTGTTTATTGGTAAGAGTTCACCTTTCACCAATTCAACATCTGGTGGCGATGACAACTCACCCCCAACACCAAAGGACGATGTAACTACAGAGTTTTATAAATGGGATTCAATGCTCGCTGCCA